TCGACATCCGTGTTGGTGCCGACGAACTTCCCGCGTGGGCCGTCAAGCGAAAGACCGTCGTCGAGACGGACAAGGACGCGATCCGCGCTCGGCTTGAATCCGGCGAGGCGCTCCCGTTCGCGTCGCTCATGGAACGAGGATCGAGGCTGGTCATCCGATGAACTCGATCGACACCCGAAGGCCGTATCTCTCAAAGCACGTCCGCGCAGGACTCGGGGAGATCCTCTCTCGGACTCACGCCGAGACTGACGACGAACTCGACGCGCTGCGATGGCTTCGCCGCACCCTCGACCGTGCTACGATGCTCGCGCCGAAAGCGCACGACGCGCAGTCTCCCGGTGGGCTGGCTGGGGAGGGAAACCTCCCCGGCCGCTCAGGAGAGGAGGCAGAGGAGGCAACATGAAGACACAAGAACCACGAAACCCGCGCTTCGGATACGTCGGCCGCAACGTCTTCGAGGGCGATCGCATCTACCTTGAGCGCGATGGAGTTGAACTCGGCTTCATCGACTTCAAGCGCATTCCGCATGACGTTCGCGTGTCGATCGTCCTCGCATTCGACAAGGACATCCGCATCTCGCGGAGAGAGGAGGAGCGATGAACCGCAGAATCTCGAAGTCGATCGAGAATCCCGTCGTCCTCTCGACGAAGACGCGAGGAGAAATCGCGGTCCTCGCGTCCTCCGCTTCGAAGATCGTCTCCGCTATCTGCTATTCGGAGGAGGCTCGACGGATGCACGGACCGACAGCCGTCAAAATCGCGAAGGGTCGCGGATCTCTCCGCAGTCTCGCGAAACGCTGCGGACTCTCTCCGACCTATCTCTCTCTGATCCAGAAGAAGAAGACCCTCATCTCTCCGGGAGCGTTCGTCCTTCTGGTTCAGATATGCGCGGAGGTCGAGCGATGAGCGACAAGGCATACCGACGTCGCGACCTCGATCCTCCGCCGCCGAACTCGCTCTTCTCTCTCGTCGATCCTCCGAGATCGACGGCGCAACAGCGGACGAGATGGAACACGCAGGACGCGGCATACGCGACGCGCGACGGAACGCAGGCCGCGGCGATCCTCGTCTCGATCCAACAGTCTCCGGCGACGTGCGACGAGATCGAGCAGCGTCTCGAGATGACGCACCAGAGCGCGAGCGCTGCTATCAATCAACTCATGCGAGCCGGGGCGATCGTCGCGAACGGCTCGAGGAAGACTCGGAGCGGACGATCCGCTCGAGTATGGGAGGCACGGCCATGACGACATCATCGGACAGATACAGCGGAGAAACCGGACTCGCTCGAATCAATGGAGTCATCGACTACCTCCTCGAGTTGCAAGGCGAAGTCGACAACGACGAAAGACAGCACCTCGAGATCATGATCGCAGACCTACGGCAGGCCGTGATGTGCGTTCGCGCCGCGGAGTATCGCGCGAAGTGCGCTGTCGAGGAACGCGACGAGGCGAGGCGGTGGCTTTGCCATGTTCTTGCCAAGCCAACCTCGGTGATGGGGCTTGCCGTTCCAGGAAACGGCACGAAGCATGATTTTGCAAAGGAGCAGGGCTGGGACTGCTTTGAGGAGCCGAAAGCCAAATGAAATACATGAGCGTCTGCTCTGGCATTGAGGCCGCGAGTGTGGCTTGGCATCATCTCGGCTGGGAACCTGTCGCGTTCAGCGAGATAGAAGCGTTCCCGAGCGCGGTACTCGCGCATAGATTTCCTAACGTTCCTAACTACGGAGACATGACGAAGTATGCAACTTGGCCCATCAAACCCGGATCGGTTGACCTTCTGGTTGGAGGAACGCCATGTCAATCTTTCTCCGTCGCAGGACTCCGGCAAGGATTGTCCGACCCACGCGGAGGACTCATGCTCACCTATCTTGAGATCGCTTGTCGTTTACGGCCTAGATGGATTGTCTGGGAGAACGTCCCCGGCGTCCTGTCATCGGGGAGCGGACGGGATCTTGGTGCCTTCCTCGGGGCGTTGGGGGAACTGGGGTATGGGTGGGCCTACCGGGTGTTGGACGCTCAATGGGTCAGAACACAACGGCATCCCCGTGCCGTGCCGCAAAGCCGGCGACGTGTGTTCGTTGTCGGATGTCTTGGAGACGGGGCCGCTGCCGCCGCGGTTCTCTTTGAGCGCGAAAGCGTGCAGCGGGATTCTGCGCCGCGCCGAGCGCCGAGGCAAGGCGCTCCCGCCGATGCTGAAGCAGGCGTTGGAGCAGGCCGCAGCGTCACAAGCCACGAAGTAGCGTCGTGCTTGGAAACAACGAGCAATGACTACAGCAGAGCGGATGGCTTCACGATGATCGGTGAGGTGTCTTCGACTATCGCAGCGCGATTCGCAAACAGCCGCAACAACCACGAGGAATGTGTGACGCAGCCCGTCGCATCAACCCTCGGCAACCGTGGCCTGCGTTCGCACACGGAACTAGATGGTCACGGGGCGTACATCCCGCAAGCCGTTGCGCTTGATCTCTACATCGGCGCGATCACGGGCGACGTCGCGGCGACGATGGGAACGCCGGGGGCGAGCGTCAACGCCAGCGGACCGACCGTGATGCAGGCGCACGGCTTCTACAGCACGGGCGGCACGCACGGCGTGAACCAGCAGCCCGAAGTTTCGCCCCCCGTCAAGGTCGGTAGCGGCCTTGGCATTCCTTCGCCGCCGGCGGTGGCGCAAGCCATGACCGTGCGCCGCCTCACGCCCCGGGAGTGCGAACGCCTTCAGGGATTCCCCGACGACTGGACCCTCATCCCGTGGCGGAAGAAGCCTGCCGACGAGTGTCCGGACGGGCCTAGGTACAAGGCGCTCGGTAATAGCATGGCCGTCAACTGCATGGCGTGGATCGGGGAGCGAATCGAACGAACCGATACAGGGAAGCATGAGCAAGACGCATGAAGACCGCGAAGGACTCATCATCCGCAACGCCGAACTCCGAAGGCAGATCGCAGCGGCAACGCGCGACGCAAACGTCCTCCGGCGCGAAGTCCACGCATGGAGATCATGGCGCGAGGGAACGGGATCTCTCGTCCGGCTCCTCGATGCCAGACGCGATACCGACCGTTCGACTGCGTTCCGGTGTATGGGCGACGATTGACGGCCTTGAGATCGGCGTCGTCCTCCCGCTACCGGATCGACGACTCTCCCCGAACTCGCGCGTCTGCTGGCAGGCGAAGGCAAGATCGGTCAAGGCGTACCGGGCATTCTCCTTTTCCCTCGCGCAGCGATACCCGAGCCGATGGAAGGCCGCGAGCGCCGAGGCGACGTTCTACTTTCGCGACAAGCGGCGAAGGGATCGAGACAACCTGCTCGCCTCTCTGAAGGCCGCATTCGACGGCATCGCTGCGGCTGGCGTCGTCGAGGACGACGCGGACTTGACGCACCTTCCCGTCCGCGTCGAGGTCGATCGGGAGAACCCGCGCGTCGAGATCATCCTCCGGAGGACCGAATGAACGACGGACTCGACGACTTGCACTCCGACCGCGAAGGTGGAATCCTTCCGACGATCCGCGAGGTCATCGGACTCTTTCTCCTCTGGCTGATCGTCATGCTCTTCCTTGCGTTCGGCCTTGCCGGATGCTTCTTCTCCTGATCTTTTCTACCCGCGCGTCGTCCGGTTGTTCCGGCCGGCGCGTTTTCAAATACCATCCGGTCGCCGAGCCGCCTCTCTCGGCACCGCGCCTTGGCCCTCGCCGGTCGAGGCGCGTGTTTTTGGTCCGGCAGTAAAAGGGGCGCACCGGATCGGAACTCGCCCCATGCCGATATGTCGAGCATGGCGGAAGTTCAAAAACGCGGCCTCTCCACGGCGATCGGAATCGGTCAACTCGCAACGATGATCCTCGGCTTCGGCGCGATGCTATTCTCGATGGGCGCGAAGTCCGAGCAGATCAGCGTCGCCAGGACGGACATCGACAAACTCGCCGCGACGGTGAATGACCTCGCGCGAGCGCAGGCTTCCGCCGCAGTCACAGACGCAACCCACACCCGCACGCTCGAGGACATCCAGCGCCGCCTACAGTCGCTCGAGTCCCGAGTCCGCTGAAAGGAACCCATGAACCTGATCTCGAAAGCATCGTGGCGCACGACGACGACCGGAGTCCTCGCGATTCTCGTCGCCGTCGCCGGAGCGCTCAAGGCCGAACTCGATGGCGACGTATCGACCGCGGCCGACTGGGGTGCCGTCGCCGCGGCCGTGATGGCCGGCGTCGGCCTTATCCTCGCGCGAGATGCAAAGGTATCCTCGCAGCAGGAAGGCATCCGATGATCGACCACGGATGGATCGAGGCATCCGTCCGGTATCAGGACACGCTCAAGAGCGTCAGCGATCGCGTCGAGCGCCTGCGGCTCCTGTCGAATCTGCCGACGTTCTCCGTCTGGCGAGACGTCCGCGAGGAACTCGTCGAGGCCGCAAAGGAGATCGAGGTGCTTCGCGCTCGCGTCCGTGCGCTCGAGGGCGAGGATGCTTGACTTCTTCGCGCGTATCGTCCTCGGTGTCCTCGACTGGCTCGCAAGGCGCGTCGAGGCTGGAAGGAAGGCAACCGATGCAGAGAAAGATCCGAACCTACTCCGTCGCGCTGGCGCTCGGATTCGCGAGCGGCTGCGGTCCTCGAACGATCCTCGTCCCTGAGTCCGCGCCGATCCGAGTCGGTCCCGGCGTTGTCGGTCGCGTCTACGTCCGCGAGGCTGGCGAGTGGACTCTCTCGGCGAACGAAGTCGAGATCCCGGAGGGTACGTTCATCGTGCCGCCGTCCTATGTCGAGGAGTAGGGCGAGAAGCAGGATCGGCAAGGTCGACGTCGAAGGAGAACTCGGCGTCCGGTGGCTGACGACGGGGGACGTCGCGAAGCGTCTCGGCGTCGCAATGCGTACCGTCTCAAAGTGGATAGACGAAGGTCGTCTCGTTGGAATCAAGTTGCCAGGATCGCGCGAGCGCCGCGTCCATCCGTCCGCGATGGAGGCGTTCGAGCGCGAGTGGGGCTTTGACCGAGCGCGAGGAAAGCGATGAACCGAATCGTCCCGGAACCAGTCGATCTCTTCGATCCTCGCCGCTCGATCTTCCAGGCGTCCGAACTCGCGATGGCCGCGCCGTTCACGACGACGACGAGCGGAACGACCGGAGCGGCGGTCTCGTTCGCGACGGTACTCGGAACGCTTGGAGTCCAGTCGAACCGATACGGGATCGCGAGTCTCGAAACCGGAACGAACACGACCGGACGCGCGAATATCATCTCTCCCGTTTCGGACCAGATCGTTCCGGGCTTCGGGCGTCTATCGTTCACCGCGGTCATCCGAACTCCGTCAAACCTATCCGACGCCACGAACCGCTACGGCATCAAGGTCGGATTCGGAAGCGTTACGACTGCTGTCACGGACGGATCGGGCGTTCACTTCCGCTACCGAGATAACATCAACTCGGGCAAGTGGCAGGGGTACACCGTCGACTACACCGGGACGCCAACGCAGACTGATCTCGGAATCACCGTCGCGGCGAGCACGTGGTACACGCTTGAGGCGTTCGTGAACGCAGACGCGACGAAGACGGTCTACGTCATCAACGGAACGCCAGCGGCGACGGTCGACCTTTCGCTCCAGAGCGGAACGACGGTCTATGCAGGCATGAACGCAATGATCCTCAAGTCGGCAGGGACCACGAGTAGAGCGATGCACATAGACTACCTCGACTTCCGGCAGGAGGTGACTCGATGAAGTGGGCGCGACTCGACACGGCAAACATCGTGACGGAGATCCTCGAGGCCGACTCTCGACCGGACGGCTGCGTCCGCGACGACGGATTCGCTCGGGTCAACGCGCACTTCGACGGCTGGACGTTCCAGCCGCAGCGCTTCACCTCCTACCAGTTCCTCGGCCGCTTCACGGAGGCCGAACTCGAACTCGTCCGCTCTTACTCGGTCCACGACTCGGCCGTCTGGAGACTCCTCTCGTTCGCGCAGGCCGCGCAGGAGATCGACACCGGAGATCCGGCGACGATCGCCGGCATGGACTACCTTGTAGCCGTCGCCATCTTGACGCAGGCTCGCCGAGATGCGATCCTCGCGGCATAGGAGGCACATCATGGAGAACGAAGAGCAGTATCGGTCGCAGGCGATGCAGGATGACTTCGTGTGCAACTGCCTTGACCACAAGCGCGGAGGCACGTTCGTCGACCTCGGCGCAGGACACTTCGGTCGAGGATCGAACACATACCTACTCGAGAAAGAACTCGACTGGTTCGGCATCGCCGCGGAGAAGGAGGAGTCGCTCGCGGTCGAATGGCTTGCAAAGCGCGAGCGCGTTCACTTCTACCGGGACGCATTCGATCCAGCGATCTCTTCTGCGATCCTCCAGTTGTCCGGCTCGGCTCGAACGATCGACTTCCTCTCGCTCGACCTCGAGCCGCCAGAACTCACGCTCTCGTGTCTCGTCGGTCTGCCGCTCGAACACGTGCGCTTCGCCGTCATCTGCTGCGAGCATGACATCTATCGGCGCTCCTACGCGATCAAGAACGCGATGCGTGGAGTCCTCGAAGGCTTCGGATACGTGCGCGTCTGCGAGGACGTTCGCATGGTCGGAATGATCGAGAGAGACGGGAAGTACGAGGCGAATCTCATGCCAGTCGAGGACTGGTGGGTACATCCCGAACTCGTCAACATTCGCAAGGCCGCGGCGATCGCCGCGCAGATTCGGATGATGAACGAGAAGATGCAATCGGACGCGGCCGATCGGATGAATAAGGAGTCCGCGCGATGAAGGCCGAGACCGTCAAGATCGACACGCTCACCTTCGATCCGGCGAACGTCCGCAAGCACGATGAGAAGAACCTCGCGGCGATCAAGGCGAGCCTCAACCGCTTCGGCCAACAGAAGCCGATCGTCGTCGACGCGAACGGTGTCGTCCGCGCTGGGAACGGGACGCTCGCCGCGGCGAAGGCGCTCGGTTGGAAGGAGATCGCCATCGTGCGCTCGGCGCTCACGGGGAGCGAAGCGACGGCCTACGCCATCGCGGACAACCGAAGCGCCGAACTCGCGGAGTGGGACGACGACGCTCTCGCGCAAACACTCGCGGCTCTTCAGATCGAAGACGATGAACTCGCGGTCGCGACGGGATTCGATTTGAGCGAGATCGAGAGGTTGACGGCTCCGAATGATGTCGAGGAGGACGAGGTTCCAGAGCCTCCGGCGGAACCGATCACGAAACACGGCGACCTTTGGATTCTCGGAGAGCACCGCTTGCTATGCGGCGACAGCACCAAGGCCGAGGATGTGGATCGGCTGATGGCAGGGTCGAAGGCGGATCTGTGGCTCACTGATCCTCCGTACAACGTTGCGCTCGGCATGAACGAGACGCCAGAGCAGGCAAAGAAACGAAACCGCCGGACGGACGGCAAGGTGGTGTCGAACGATCACATGCCGGACGCGGATTTTAGGAAGTTCTTGAACGATTGTTTTTCGATCGCGTTCGCGGCTCTCAAGCCCGGCGGTTCGTTCTATGTCTGGCACTCCGACAGCGAAGGTCTTAATTTTCGAGGGGCCGTTGCCGACTGCGGGCAGAAAACAAGGCAGTGCCTGATATGGAAAAAGTCTTCTTTGATTATGGGGCGACAAGACTATCAGTGGCAGCATGAGCCGTGCCTATATGGCTGGCGCGATGGCGCTTCGCACGGCTGGTATAGCGACCGTAAGCAAACGACCATTCTGGAATTCGACAAGCCGAGCCGAAGCGAAGACCATCCAACGATGAAGCCCGTGGGGCTGTTTGCTTACCAGATGGCAAACAGTACCGCTCCGCAAGGGATTTGCTACGACCCATTCCTCGGCTCCGGCACCACGCTCATCGCTGCCGAGCAACTAGGCCGCAAATGCTACGGCATGGAGATCAGCCCAGCATACTGCGACGTGATCGTCAAGCGATGGGAGAACCTCACAGGAAAGAAGGCGAAACGTGGGTAGACCTCGAGTCGAGTTCAATCTCTCTCTCGTGCAGTCTCTCGCGCGAATCGGATGCACGATTCCCGAAATCGCGAAGATCGTCGGAGTTGGCGAGATGACGATCAAGCGTCGCGCTCGCGCCGAGATCGACAAGGGACACGACGAGATGAGAATGTCGCTTCGCCGATGGCAATACGAGAAGGCGAAGGAAGGCTCCGTCCCGATGCTCATTTGGCTCGGCAAGCAGTACCTCGGCCAGCGTGACAAGATCGACGAGACGAGGCGCGAAGAGGTGGTCACGATCGAGCCGTTCGATCTTCCGAAACCGCGTCTCGCGGACACCGCTTGAAGATCAGATTTCCGACCGCAGCGTCCGCGCTTCATGCGTCGCAACTCGACGTCTATCGGAGGCTTCGACGCTTCAACGTCCTCGAGATCGGTCGACGCTGGGGAAAGACGAAGTTTGAGGAGTTCATCGTGATGGATGCCGCGATTCGCGGCAAGCGCTGCGCGTGGTTCGCGCCGTCATACAAGTATCTCGCCGAGCCGACGCGCGACATCGAGCGAGCGCTCGCGCCGATCATCGCGAGGCACGATCGCGTCGAGAAGCGGATGGAGTTCGCGACCGGCGGATCACTCGACTTCTGGACGCTCGAGGACGAAGACGCAGGACGCGGCCGCTTCTACGATCTCGCGGCAGTCGACGAGGCTGGCTTCGTCGCGAACCTCCTCGGCATCTGGCACGCGGCGATCCGGCCGACGCTCGCCGATCGGAAAGGCGCTGCGATCTTCGCGGGAACGCCAAAGGGAACCGGCGACTTCCATCGTCTCTACCTTGAGGCCGAGGGCGACACGAGTGGCGCGTGGGCCGCATTCCGGCTAGGCTCGGGCGCGAATCCGTTCCTCGATCCTGCCGAGGTCGAGGCGATGCGTAGGAGCCTGCCGAGGGAAGTCGCCGATCAGGAGATCGAGGGAATCCCGGCCGAGGACGGAGGCAACCCGTTCGGCCTGAACGCGATCCGCGCCTGCATCGCACCGATATCGACTGCCGAGCCGGAATCGTGGGGAGTCGACCTCGCGAAGTCGCAAGACTGGACGGTCGCGATCGGACTCGACGCGGAAGGCCGGGTGTGTCGTCTTGAGCGATGGCAAGCGCCGTGGAACGTCACGCGCGAAAGGCTCGCGAAGATGATCGGTTCCGCACCGGCGCAGATCGACTCGACCGGAGTCGGAGATCCGATCGTCGAGGATCTTCGCAAGGTCTGCCGTCGCGTCGAGGGCTTCAAGTTCACAAGCCAGAGCAAGCAGCAACTTATGGAAGGCTTGCAAATCGCGATCTCGACGAGCGAGATCCGATTCCCCGACGGTTGGCTTCGGAGTGAACTCGAGTCCTTCGGCTTCCGATACTCAGGGAGGACAGTCTCCTACGAGGCGACGGTCGGTCACGATGACGGTGTGTGCGCTCTCGCGCTCGCGGTCCTCGCGCGTCGCTCGCGTCGTCCTCTCATCCTGAAGGTCATTTGAATGAACCTACTCGCACGGATCAAGGCCGCGTTCTCGTCGGAGAAGTACCAGTCCTCCTCGATGGCGATCTTGCGCGGTCAGGACACAAAGCGAGCGTCCTTCGACAACCGATCCGCAGTCCTCGCGTATCGTTCGTGGATCTTCGCTGCGGCGAATCTCAACGCCGTCGCGGTCGCGTCGCAACCTCTTCGGCTGTACGTCAAGAACCGAAGCGCCGGCACAAAGGTCTGGCGCACTCGCGCGGCATCTCGTCGAGCGAAGGCATACCTCGGAGGATCGCTCGAGCAACTGCCGAGCCGATACGCGATGACGAAGGCCGCGGAGTACGGCGACGATTACGAGGTGGTTGAGGACTCGCACCCGATCCTCACGCTGCTCTCGAAGGTCAACCCGTACCAGAACGGATTCGACGCGACCGTGCTTCGCGTCCTCTTCGGCGAGTTGACGGGCAATGCCTACGTGCATCCGGTCCTCGATCCTCGACTCAAGATCCCGGTCGAGTTGTGGACGATGCCGAGCCAGTACGTCGAGATCATGCCAGGGCAGAAGGGCGAAGAGTTCATCAAGGGCTACCGATACGGCGCGACGGAGGAGCAGAAGCGCGAGAACTTCTACGCGCCGGATGAAGTCATCCACTTCCGCAGGCCGAATCCGTCTGACCTCTACTACGGCATGGGCAAGGTCGAGGCCGCGTGGGGCGCGACGATCGCTAACGAAGCGCTCCACGAGATGGACACCGCGTTCTTCGCGAACAAGGCGCGACCGGACTACCTTCTCGTCGTCAAGTCGAACGCGCACCCGGACGAACTCGAGCGTCTCGAAGTCTCGATCGACGAGAAGTTACGCGGATCGAAGCGCACCGGACGCTTCCTCACGACGACGGCGGACATCGACCTCAAGCCGCTCTCGTTCCCGCCGAAGGATCTCACCGGGCGCGAGCAGATCGTCGAGGAGATCGCGGCCGTCTTCGGTGTCCCGGTGTCGATGCTCAAGGCGAACGATCCGAACCTCGCGAGCGCGACGGTCGGCTTCGCGTCGTGGAAGCAGACGACGATCCTGCCGCTCCTCCGCATGGATGAGGAGACGCTGAACCAGAACCTCCTCCCTCTCTTCGGGATTGAGGAGGATGCGTTCCTCGCGTATGACAATCCCGTCTCCGAGGACGAGCGCTTCGCATTCGAGAAGTTGCGCTCGATGGTCGCTGGCGGAATCATGACGGCGAACGAGGCGCGAATGCGCGAGGGACTCGAAGCCGTCGAAGATCCGATGGCCGACGCGCTTCTCGTCAACGGCCAGCCGCTCGGCGGTCCAGCGCCTGCCGCGCCGCTCGGCTTGGCTTCGGCAGGCCCGGATGGTCTTGTCGGGCCTCTCGACCGATCGCCGGATCTTGAGGAGCCTCCTCAGGCCGCGGAGCCGCACCAGAACGCCGCGCTTACCTTCGAGCCGATGCCGGAGCCGGAGCGGAAGGACGCGCTCTCCGATTGTGTCTCCGGCAAGATTCCGACGCTCATCGACGAGGGCTACCCGCAGGATCAGGCCGTCGCGATCGCGTACTCGATGTGCCGCGAAGGGAAGTCGATCGAAGAGGCCGCGTCATCGCTCGGCCTCGCGACGAATGCCATCGACGAGAACGACGTCGAGACGAAGGCGCTCGGAGACATCGACACGCGACCGCCGCAATCTGTCGCCGACAACGCGAAGCGAGCGCTTGAGGTTCGCGCACGAAAGCCGGAATCGGAACGCGGCATGACCGCAGTCGGCATCGCTCGCGCTCGCGACCTCGCGAATCGAGTCGCGCTTTCCGAGGACACGATCCGGCGCATGGTCGCGTATTTCGAGCGCCACGAATCCGACAAGGAAGGCTCGACGTGGGACGAGCAAGGAAAGGGATGGCAAGCGTGGAACGGATGGGGCGGCGACGACGGCTTCGCGTGGGCGAAGCGGAAGCGCGACGAGTTTGATCGTGAGCGCGAGCGCAACTCCGAGCGAAAGAAGAAGTCGTGCGGATGCTGCGCGAAGAACGGCGGCGGCGATCCTCCGTCCAAGCCATCCGAGCGCATCTCGCTCGATGCCATCTGGACGAAGGCCATCGAGTCCGACGAGATCGAGACGCCGCACATCTTCACGAAGGCGGGCAAGGACGCGCTCCGCGAGTTCGACAAGATCACCGAGCGCGAGGAGCAAGTCGGAAAGAGCGTCGGCCGCGTCCTCGACAAGCAAGTCCGCGCCGTCCTCGAGAAGATCGAGAAGGCCGAGGCACCGACCGCGGAACTCGCCGCGGAGGTCGAGACGCTGCTCCAGTCGAAGCGCTGGCGCAAGGACATCGTGGACGCGCTGCGACCGTATCTCGAGGATTCTCTCGTCGCGGGAATCGAACTCGGCAAGAGGACGCTCGAGAAGATGGCCGCGCTTCCAGCGACGTTCGACAAGCGTGGCGACGATCTCAAGGCATACGCGCGAACGGCGTCGATCCGGTTCTCAAATCGCGCCGCGGATGCCGTCAATCGGTACACCGCGGTCAAGTTCTCGAAGGTCATCGGCGACGGCGTTGCGAACGGCGAGACGATCCCGCAGATCGCCGAGCGCGTGAAGGTCTGGGCGGTCAAGGACGGCGACGGCGAGCGAGCGACGACGCGACGCGCGATTACGATCGCGAGGACCGAAGCGCAACGCGCGAGCCGAAGCGCCGAGGTCGAGGCGTGGAAGTCATCCGGTGTCGTCACCGGGAAGACTTGGCTCCTCGCACCCGATCCGTGCGAGTTCTGCGAGGCCGCGTCCGATGCGTTCTCGAAGAACGCTGTCGGACTCGAGGACTCGTTCTATCAGAAAGGCGATCTCCTCTTCGGAACTCCGGACGCGGAAGGAAATCGTCGCGAAATGCTGATGGACTACGAGGACATCGACGGCCCGCCGTTGCATCCAAACTGCCGATGCTCGCTCCAGCCAGTTCTTGACGATGAGTCAGAGGCGATCCTCCGCGAAGCCGAAGCAGAACTCAAGGCCGAGATGGAAGCGATCGACAAGCAGTCGATCCGAGAGAACCGCGAAATCTACGAACGCGCCGAGGCCGAGGCCCGTCGCATCATGGAGGACTGATGAAAGTCGAAGTGAAGCGCAAGGCGCTCATCGCCGAGATGTCGGGAACCGCGAAGGGATTCACCGCGGTCATCACCGCCGAGACGCTCGACCGCGACGGCGAAGTCCTCATCCCGGCAGGCATGAACTCGAAAGAGTTCGAGCAGAATCCCACGCTCTTCTGGAATCACGACTACGCGACTCCGGTCGGCACGACCGTCGACCTCAAGCGTCGAGAGCGTGACATAGTTGGCGAGTTCGTCTTCGCGAAGCGGCCGGACGGATACTCCGGGGAGTTCTTCCCCGAGGTTGCGGCGAGTCTCGTCGGGCAGGGCATCGTCCGCGCCGTCTCGGTTGGATACGTTCCCGAGGCTGGCGGTGTCCGTCGCGCGACCGACGTCGACAAGAAGAAGTACGGCGACGAGGTGCAGACGATCTTCTCGCGCTGGAAGTTGCTCGAGGTGTCGCTCGCTCCATTGCAGGCGAATCCCGAGGCGCTCATCACGGCCGTCAAGAAGGGAATCTGCTCGCCGGCCGCGGCTCGGAAGTGGTTCGGAGTCGAGGCTCCGAAGCGCACCGTCGTCTCGGTGAGCATTCCCGCGGCCTCATCCACGTCGGCCGCTCGGTCGATCAAGGTATCCGAGGCCGTCGATCGCGAGTTGGCTCGCGCTCGAGGCCGGATCTGGCTCTGATCGTTCGGCAGCGCTACGGCAAGTCGCCTGAAACGCAAGCCTTGCTCGGAAGAGACGGATGTCGCATGGAATCGAAAGGCATAAACATGAAGACGATGAACACCGACCAGTTCAAGACCGCGCTCGAGCGAGCGGGTCGCATCAAGGGCGCTGACGGCGTTGCGATGCAGAAGAAGTTGATCCTCGAGAACTACATGATCACCGACAT